TATGTGTGAAGACCCTAGTCTTGAAGATGCTATTGGTGAACAGTGTACTAGCCAATGATGTTACAGGAGATTTCTCCAACAACTACCAAGACAGCACAGTAGACAGTAACAACACAGAAGAGAGCATCACGAATAACTACAACGCAGCTGGAGCAGGTCAAGCATCACCTGTTATGTCATCAATAGCTCCTACAGTTATGGGTGGTGGTGGTAACGACTCATGTTTGATGCCAAGTTCTGTAGGTGTACAAATAAGTGTCATAGGTTTGTCAGCAGGTGCAATGCAACAAGACCACTCCTGTAATAGACGAAAGAATGCTCGTCTTATAGGAGCACCTCAGCAGGTAGGTGGGTTAGGTTTACAGATATCAGGGATAAGTATTCTCTGTGACGATCCAGCAGTATTCAAGGCAATGGTTTTAGCTAACACGCCATGTCCTGTAAATGATTTTAGCACTGGTAAATTACTCATGGGCAAGAGTGCATTGCTAAAGTATAGGGAGAACCCTTCCGTTTTTGTGGTAGGGTATAAAGATAATAAGTTATTTTGGGACACCTTGTTAAAGGTAGGGGAGGAATTAGAATCAAATGAAGAATCAAGTAAAGAAGTTGCTACTAGCAAGCTCAGTCTTAGTGACCGTTTCAGGACAAGCAAACGCACTAACAGGTGAGGAAAAGCTACAGGCTTTAGTTGACAGTATTAATGTCATAGATAACAGGCTAGATTTGTCAATCCAGTTAGGCATAGGTGCTACAGGATATGCAGCTGCAGGTGGTGTTATTGTAGATGGATCAATGGACGATGGTCACATCTCAAGTACAATGCTTACAGCTTACTTAGATGCTGTAGACCAAGTGATGGAACATGATTATGCTACAGCACAGACAGCCGAGCAGCTATTCGTACAGGAACATGTAGCTGCTATGAACAACTTAGCCTTAGCTGTTGACACACTAGTGGATGCTACAGATGTTCTGATGACAGCTACATCAGTTGCTGAAGTTGCAATGGAAGCTGACACAGCACCTGAACAGGTAGCTCTGCAAGAGATGTTAGCTACAGACGAGTACTCTATAGACGCAGGTGAGGTAGATACATACAACCAAGCATTAGACTCTGTTGAAGGCTATGCTCAACAAGCTGGTGCATTCATGGCTGCAGCTAACAACGAAAGCTTAACAGCAAGTATCGACAGTTATGCATCACAGAATAACATTGTAATAGGTAACTACTCAGCTCTAACATATACACAAAGCATTGACGAATTTGTCATTACATGGGATAATTACGGTAATGCTACAGGTTGGAATGGTTATCTAACAGATGACATGAAAGAGGCTGATGATATTTATGGTGCAGCTACATACATAGTACAGCATGGTTCATTAGCTAACAGTGATCCACAACCATGATTGAAGAAGCTGAAGTAAAAGTTGGTGGGTTTACATTTAAAGGGTGGTACATAGCTGCCGCCCTGCCCATACTAGGGTCTCTTAGTGGTGGTATCTATTACGGATATGACACACTGCAAAGGTTCTATGCTGTTGAATCAGGTATAGAGACTGTTGTTTCTAAGTCAGATTCATTTGATAGTAAGGCAGGTAAACTTAGCTCACGTATTCAAACACTAGAACAGGCGGTGCAAGACAATGACGTTAGAGGACTTAACACAAGGTTGGCTACGGTCAGCACGCAGATGCAAACAATCCTGGAACAACAGAAAGAGTTGCTTGACTTACGTAGTCAGGTTGAGAGATCGACTGGGATCACTGATAGTTTGGGTGATAAGCTTGACAAATACCAAACAGAAATAGATGATATATGGAAAGCATATGATTCCCTAGTTGACAATCCATTAAAGTAATGAGAGAATATTATGGCAAGTAAACTTAACAAAGCAAAGATGAAGTGTAACTCTCCTAAGTCTACACCTAGTCACAAGACTAAATCACATGTTGTCAAAGCATGTGCTAATGGTAAGGAGAAGATCATAAGATTCGGTCAGAAGGGTGTCAAGGGTAGCCCTGATGGATCAGCTAGAAACAAAGCATTCAAAGCACGGCATGCTAAGAACATTAAAAAAGGTAAGATGAGTGCTGCTTACTGGGCAAACAAGGTAAAGTGGTAATGGCTAGTTCTCCTAAACCGTCTAATCCTGCTCTTTGGTCACGAGCTAAAGCTGCAGCTAAAAAGAAATTCAAGGTATACCCTTCAGCTTATGCTAATGCTTGGGCATCCAAGTGGTACAAGGACAAGGGTGGTAAGTGGTCAGGTCCTGACAACAGAGTGAAGAGGAAGAAGTAATGGCTAAAGGTGGTCTTGGTAAATGGTTTTCTCAAGAGTGGACTGATGTAAAGACAGGTAAACCTTGTGGTCGTAAGTCTTCTAAGAATAGTAATAGAGCATACCCTGCATGTAGACCTAAGAGTGTAGCAGGTAAGATAAGCAAAAAGGAAGCAGCCAAGAAGACAGGTCCCAAGAGGGTCAAGTGGTCAACGACAGCTTCAGGTAAGAAACGAAAGAAGAAATAAAGTTAAAGCCCCAAGGAGAAATCCAAGGGGCTTTAACTTTATGTATCTATGTACCAGCTTAAACATTGGAATGCTTTTATATTCCAGTCTTTGATTGTGAGTAGTTCTCTTACACCAATCCTTAAACTGTATTCACAATCATCCATATTGTCATAGACTGTCTGGTCAGTTGAAGTTAAACAGGTTGTTGTCTCCAAGTAACACAGCAATATAATAGGGGTAAACATTAGCCACCTTCCATTTCCTTTATTAAGTAATCTAAGTACCATCTAGCCTTACGTAGATCTTCTACAGGTTTTTGTTTGTATCTGTATCTATGTAGGTATTTCTTACAGTTACCCTCTAGGTATCCCATGAACATCATGTGATCCATGTTGTCTCTCATATATTCTATGCATTCTATTTTACCATTACCGTAGTGTGGTGGTTGGTTGACAACGTCAGGTTGTACTTCATCTTGTAAAGCATCTAGGTTCCACTTAGCCATTATGCAGCTTCCTTCTGTAGGTCAATCAGTTCAGCATCTTTGTAAGATATGTGAAAGAACTTCTCACCTTTGGCTATGTACCTACCTCTAGCTTCCTTCAAACCCTCTTGTGTAAGTAGGGTATCCTTAATTCTCCATGCTTGCTGCATGTCAGACCTGAAGATATAGAAGTTAAGTACACCCTTGTCTTTGTACATGTTGACAAGCCTACCCTTACGTTCAGGTAATCTTATCTCAGCCCATGATGGGTTCCAAGTACCCTTCCATCCTGTCTTAACTTCAGCCTCATTAAAGTATGTATAGTCACCCTTCTGTGATACAATATCTACATTGAAATCTTCTTTAGTGCTGACAATGGTATGGCCTACACTCTCTAAGTACTCTTCTAGTCTGTCTTTAGCTTTACCATCATATGCTTCATACAATGCTCTATTGAATGGTTTTCTAATCATAGCCATTATATCTTTCCCTTTCTTTATACTAACCCTTGGATTAAACCAAGAGCTAGTACTACTGTGATATATATTCCTATTGAAGTCAACATTATACTAAGTCCACTAACTCACAGCTGTCTCCACTGCAAGCTAAAGTCTGACTACCTGATGTATTGTCTTCACTTTCATACTCAGATACTTTAGACCAATCAATTCTGTTGGGCATCTGACCTAGCATCTTGAGGTAACCTGTCTTGTCACACTCTTGGTAGGGTGCTTGTTGGTATGTATGTTCGTTAAACGGTAAGAATGACACACCACTCATCTCATCAAAGTGTTTGTATACAAATGCACCTACCTCAAACCATTCGTCACCTTTAACATTAATAGTTACAGATGGTTTGTGTTCACACCAGTGACGTTGGTAAGCTAACCACATCTCTAGCTGTTCAATAGCTGACATGTCGGCTGTAACTACAGCATTTGTAGGAGCCTTCATAGGGAAACTAAACACTGTAGTCTGGTCAGGTTTGAATGCTTCAGGTTCATTAGGTATACCCTGGTCGATCATGAACTGTGTCAATGGATCTTTGTTGTCACCTCTTACAGTCCTTATGTAATACTTAGAGTGTCTAGCATGTATCCCACTAGAACTATCCACTAGCTGTGACACAGTACCACTAGGTTTATTACAAGTTATAGCAGTTGATACTGGTATTCCTAGACGATCAGCCCACTCAGCATTTGTATCTACAGCAACTTGTTTTAGGTGAGCAAGTGTCTTGTCTAAACCTTTGTTCTTCAGGGTCATCAACGGATTGTCCATAACACCAGTTAGTGACACACCAAGTAGTCTTTCTTCTTCTGTATTATCTTTCCAGATCTTACGTAGGTAAGGGAACTTAGTGTATGTAGATTGGATAGTACCTAAGATAGTAGCTAACCTAACTTTCTCAGACAAAGTATCTATACTATCGGTTGCTCGTACTACAACTTCAGTTAAGTTGCAGAACTGTGCTGGTCTTAAAATTATTTCACTGCAAGGGTTAGTACCGAACTCTCTGTCAGCATCACGTCTACCATTCTTTAGAGCCTGCACCTTAGATGCCTGTCTGTTAAAGATACCTCGTTCACCTGAACCTGATTCAACAAGAGACATCCACTCTCTCATAAAGGATAGACTGTCAGGCTTCTCAGTGTATGACACAGAGTTATTAGCTAATGCTCGTTGTGGATCGTTCTCCCACCATGAGCCTGACTTAGCATGACGCATTCTGTCATCAGATAGGTTACTCAAAGAGATCATGGCACTGCGGCGAACGCCGCCCACCACAACGATTTGGCCTATCATACACATGATATCATGACACTCTATAGATGACAGCTTACGATTCTGTGCACCCTTGAATACATCAATGGTAAAGTTAAACAGATCAACCAGAGGTGCAGGACCTGATGCTCTACCACCAAATGTCTTGAGAGCTGCACCTGCTGGACGTACCTTAGATACATCCCATGTTGGTATCTCACCACTGTAGAGTAATGCAATCAACTGACGTAAAGCTTTAGCCCAACCCTCTTTGCTGTCCTTGACAACGATGTTAGTCTCACTGTCAAACAACTCAGGTACTTCAGGTAACTTCTGTACTGACTGGCGTTCAACTGAGAACCCTACACCAGTACCACATAACAATACAAACATAGCTTCATCGAATGCTTTGACATCGTCAACAGCTAAGTAGCTACAGTTGTACATACAAACGTTGTCACGATCTGCAGCCTTGCCTGCTGTCATGAGAGATCTCATACTAGGCATGACACCTAAGTCTAAGATAGATTTCTCTAGTTCTTTCTTAGTTATAATATCAACTAAATCACCTACAACATTCTTCATGTACCTGTCTATTGTCTCACTCCAAGACTCACGTCCCTTACCCTCTATATACTTAGCATACCGTGACTTGTGTATGAAAGATTGGTAATCTGTTGGTAAGTAGTTGTTGCTCATTCTTTTGTCCCTCTATCTTGTTTGTCTTCTTTAAACCAGATCATACGATCTATTTCCCCACGAGTAAGACCTATATCTTTTAGCTCTCTGTCTGTCAACTTGTTTAGGTGCTTAACAGCATCTCTGTGTAGCTGCCATGTGATCATGTAGTTAATAAACCTGTACCACCAACGTCCAAATGCTTTCATCTCTTATCTCCTGATCCTTTAAGAACACCACGTTCGTATCTATCTGACAACTTATCAATGTTTCTTTGAGCTAACGATGACAAACTTACATTGTGTACTCTGGTTAACTCACTGACAAACCATAGCACATCCCCTAGTTCATCTAGTATGTCACCATGTGGGTATGCATTGTCCTTACGATACCACTTGGCTAACTTACCTGTCAGCTCACCAACCTCAGATGCTAAACCTAAACTTAAGTACTCTAAGGTTCTATCTTTAGGGTACACAGCAGTGCTTGCAGCTAACTTCTGGTACTCATTTAACTTTTCTACTTTACTCATTCCTCTATCCTTTTCCACTCTTCCAATTCTGCATCTAGATTAAAGTAATCATCAATGTCTATTCTCTTTTCTTCTACTAACCAGGCTACCACAAATTCCTCTGGTATTTCGTTCTGTTCTAGGAGAAGTTCTAGTCCGTAATTGAGGACAAGAGCACGAATTTTACTATCAAAGTCAAACAATGTCAATCACCTTTTCTTTTCTTTTGTCCATTCGACAGGAATAATTTCTTTAGCATACTTGAATCCGTTCTTATCACACCAGTCACCGTATGTAGATTTAGAACCCTTGTACAATTTCTGGTTAGGGTTGCTGAATACAAATCTTATATCATGTTCGGGGTGTTGTGCTTTAACCATCAGGTGTTTGGTTCTATCTGAATGAATGAACCGCCCTTTGGTTTCTATTATGATA